CATTCCATGTAAAAAGAAGAGAACTTGAGATCTAAAGCTGAATACTAGCCACGGCTGCAATGCGGGATTTTTTCCACCCTAATTTAATACCGTTTAGTCCGGTCTCAAGCTCTCTTCAGTCTCACTTAAAGCTCGTCGTCTTCAAGATCATCGAAGTCGTCTGTGACGTCAACAGGACCTTGACCGAATGTCTCTCCATCTTTGACAAACTGGATACCATACAGGTTTGCGTTCGCACGCTTACCATATGTGTTATTCTGGATCCAGATATCAATGATGGCATTGACGTAACAACCTGCGTAAAGGATATCATCATCCTCTGTAACTGGTGTTTTGTCACGGTCAATCAGAGTTGGTCGTTTACCATTGGCAGCTTTAATAGACCAGTTACCTTCATAGCCGCCGTACTCCGACTCGTCACCATCTTTCAAGCAACGCTTGTCGGATGGAACTTTAACGTTGGCTTCCTTGATTGCAGCAGCAATTGCCTTGTCAATTTTAGCTTTCGTTTTCTCATCATCTTTGTCAATGAGAAACGTGGCTTCGTATTTTCCCTCTTTGCCTTCAAAGACAGAGCGATGAAAGATAGAAGGGAATGAGAGACGCACGTTTTTGAGGTGGATTTTAGACATTTTATTTCCTTTTACATTTAAGTTTAAATTGCTCAATACGAGCGGGATCTACAATACACAGAATTGTGCGATTGTAAAAATAGTTTATAACACAGAATTTCCCCATTCACGGAAAATATCCAACATGTTTATTCCTTTCAGTGTTGTGCTACAGCACTGTTCCTAGGTTATTTTTCTCGATCAGTTTGATTAGGTATTCAGCTTGGAAAATCGCATCATCAAGTGCATTATGATGGGTACCCTTACGATCAAGTTCAAGCGAAGGAAAACTGTTCTGCATTGTGCGGAAGCAACGGTTATTCCAGAACGGCCAAGGTGGTTCAGTGCCGTTATATGTTTTGTATGCATTTTGCAGAATAACGCAATCGAAGTCTGAACCGTTACCCCATACCTGGACATTGTCTTTAGGTAGCCATTCAGCAAAAGCTTTTAACACCTGTCCAAGAACTTCGTTGTCTTTGGTGATAGCTTTCTGTGCAGCCGAAGATTGTTTCAACCACCATTCAATAGTAGAACCGTCAATCTGCAAACCGCGATGGGTACAGCTATCGAGACTTATCGTTCTATAAAATGTGTTTTCTTCAACACCGAATTCATCGAACTCACAAGCACCAATTGAGATGATTGCAGCATTAGAAGCTGTCGACATTGTTTCAAGATCAAGCATGACATTTTTCATAGTTCGCTCCCCTTAATACATGTCTAACGCGCGTTTGTAAAGATCAAGAACTTCTTCTTGCTCCTGGCGATCGCTCATATCTAACTTACGTAACCGATCACCGGCAATTCCACCGACATCTGAGTTGTGGCCTTCGCCTGCTGGTTTCTTACTCATAACTCTTCCTCTAATTCATCGAATTCATCTGACACGTCAAACTTAATTGGCGCACGTTTATCGGTTTCAATTACAAGGGTTGGTTTACCCTCAGGTTTTTCAACATACCTATCAATCTTACCTTTGCCCAAGATCTTTTCAGCAGCGGTAATTCCGATCAAGCTTTTTTTGAAAGCCAGGTTTGCACCAATTTTACGGCTCAACCATTTCTCGGCTTTATCTGTCCATACGCGATTAGATTTGCCGTGGACAATCTTGTAGCCGGCAAACTTGCCGCCATCTGCAATTTCCTGGAAGACTGAACCTTCAACTGCTGATAAGAAAGACTCGATCAATTTCTTATTATCGAGAATAGTTTTCTTGCGAAATTCAGGAATGATGCTTGGATCTAAACTTGCAGTACCATCAAGATCATCAAACTCAGCTGAGATAATTTCTTCACAGAATTTGGCAAGCGCTTCACAGTCACCTTTCGCTGCACACCACATGCATTGCTTATCACCCGGTACGCGTGGCGCTGAGTTGGTCAAGGCAAGTTCGGCACGTTCTGTTGCGTACTTACCAAACTGCTGAAGATCTTCAACACTAATATCCCAAGGTTCAGGTGTGACTTTACGAGGCTGGACAATGTGAATACGAAATGATTTGATCGCATCCAAAAAACCTAGCTCGTTAAGCAAGCCTAATGCATAAAGTTGGGACTGTGTATTTTCAAATGCATAGACCTGCACACCTCGGCCATATTTCAAATCGAAAATATGGCAAACACCTGTGTCGTAATCCAGGACTGCTGCATCCATCGTACCAAATCCTTCTGGTACGACATGTGAGAAGTCTACCCGCTCTTCTGTATAGAGCTGGCTATTTTTAACTTCGTGAGCCCTGACATAATCAAGATACTCCTGAACGTAACGGGCCATTTCAGCTGAAACTTTTTCACCGAGAACTTCCACACCGATATATGCATCAGCATCCTGGTTTTCTTTCAAGCAGATATCCGCAACTTCATGTGCCTGGGTGCCTTCAATCGCATAAATTGAAGACTCGTTTTTATAGCTCTCCTGAGCCTTGATGGATCCGGGACAATTTAACCATTGCCCGGATCCTGAGGCGGAAAGCTTTGCATGAGCTTTCCCCATCTTACAATGCTCCAAGCTGCTTGTGAAGTTTCTTCAAACCTTTAGCGTCAAGATCACCGATTGCATCAGCACCAAGATCGGTGATCAGTTTCTTGACTTCTGCACGCTCGGCGCCAGCTTGGATTTTGGACTTTGCCATTTCACGAACAGATGATGCGGTGATTTCATCGTCATCATCTTCCGCTTCAGGTTCAGACTTTTCAGCAGCTTCTTCCGCTTCAGGTTCAGACTCTTTAGCAGCTTCTTCCGCTTCAGGCTTTTCATCTTCATCAAGCGGGCCGAACGTTTCCATCCGTTGTTCAGCATCAAAGTCAGTTTTCGATGCACGATTTTCTTCGATAACCGCCGTCAAAGCTTCAATGGCACCGGTTAGTTTTTTGATTTCGCTTTCGATAGTCATTTTAATTTTATCCTTTTACGTTGATTAGAGGTTTTATATGATGGATGACCTCGACGAGGTCGGTTTGAAGTTCCATCACTCCATGGATATCTTTATATGCAAGAGGACTTTCGTCCAAGGTATGTTTATCAACCTTGGCCTCAATCCCGTGCATAATTTCGTGAAACTCGTCAAGATCAAGTTCTTTCTTGGCTTGCTTACGACCCATAATCCGGCCAGCTCCATGCGAACTGGACCAGAGGGCTTCTGGATTTCCCTTACCTGCGACGATAAAAGATCCGTCGAGCATATTTCCAGGGATTACGCCCATCATGCCTTCTTCCGCATGAGTGGCACCTTTCCGATGGATCCATAAACCATCATGAAATTCTGCGTGATTGTGATTACGGTTGATGAGCATTTCCCATAACAATCCGCCATCACAAAATTCTGCGATCGCTTCACCAACTTGGTGAACAATGCGACGCCGGTTATCGAGAGCGAAGTCAAGGCAGAAATTTAAATCAGTTAAATAATTCCCACCCTCTTCACTATCAACATCAAAACCATAATGACCTTCCTTCGCTTTAGGAATACCTGTATGCAGCATCGATGCTGCTTTCATATAATGGGTTGCTGTTTTATGACCGATACCTCGCGATCCACAGTGAACAATGATAAAAGTTATTCCATCATCTGATACGCCGATTTCGATAAAGTGATTTCCACCGCCGAGTGTGCCTAATTGACGAGGACACCCTTGTGCATAGATTTCTAACATCTCTTCTGTGCAGTCGTTGACCATCGACCATTCTTGATCTTCGGGATGATGTTTAAAGCCGACTGGCACAAGATCATAAATCCTGTCAAAGATTTCCTTGGAATGTTTCTCAATATCTTTAGCTGGGAACGTAGTTGGAATTGCACACATGCCGCAGCCGATATCATATCCGACCCATGCAGGAACAACTACATTTTCTGTAGCTACAACTGCACCGATTGGAAGTGAGTAACCCAAATGAGCATCCGGCATTAAAGCACCTTGAACTGCAAAATCACATTCCATTGCAGAATTGAACTGGTCCATAACACCTTCTTCAAGATGCTCTGCATATATTTTTGTTGGTTTCATTACCATCCATCCTCTAAAAATTCAAAATCAGATTTTTCGAATTCATGCCAACCATGCGAGTAAGGGCTATGGAAATCATCAAACTGAACTAAAACACAGTCCTCTTTCACCTGGTTTCCTTTTTCACCTTTACGTGAAACACTCACACCTTTGAACTTAACTAAGGCGGTTTGATCTTTCATGCAATCAACAGGTCCAATGTATTTAGCTCTGATCATTGTTTTCCCTCCGAGCAATCTCAGCACGGATTGCTGCTTCACGTTTTCTATCTACATATTGGATTGAGGACTCGAGTGCAATTTCAAGATCGGCATCTGAATATCTTTCGATATTGTGTTTCATGCCTGAGTGCTTAACCCTGGTGTGAAAACTCATGACGTTTTGAATTGCTTTGTTCATGCCGGCACCATGCTGTTGAACAAAACCGGGATAGGATTTTCACGATCATTGGGAACAATCAAAGCAACCTTAATCTTAGGACCTTGTTGATAGAACACAGGAACTTGGTCCCAGTCCCAATCAACCGTTCCATTCTTATAATATCGGTATCCGATATAAATGCCGGTGATAGGTTTCTTCGAAACGCTAAGCCATTTGCGAGCATCTCCTGTACGCAAACGAATGAGCCTTGGACCTGCTGTGACATGTTGGCCGGATTTAATTGTCATCATTCTATCCTTTTATCTTTCTACTTTTTAAATGGTCGGGAAGGCAGGATTTGAACCTACGACTTCTCGGTTCCAAACCGAGAGCTCTAACCAGGCTGAGCTACTTCCCGACATATTTAAATTGTGAGAGGGTCTATCTTAATTAAGATGCTGCGCAAACTAGTTGCAATCGCTCTTTAAAAGACTAACCCTCTCAGCCACAAACCCCGGCCACCTCGTTAGAGGCTCCGGGGAATGGGCGATAAATCGCTTAGTTTATAAACGGAAAATACCATTACCATGCTTGCCATCAGCTTCAAACCAGCCTTTGTTAAATGTATGCCAGCGAACTATACGAACAACATTAAGCTGGCGGATAACTAATTCCATAACTGGAAATTCAGAACAGTCACCATGATGGGCCATTTTTTCTTGGATGATTTCCCAGCCATGTAGCTCAAGTTCTAATTTGGCGTCTGTCGCTAAAGCTTTATGTTTTGCTTCAGAAGATGCAGGACCCCCGCTCATTAACCAGATTTCAGATTTCATATTTTACATCTTCAATTTCCTGTTGTGTATATTTGCTCATTGTCTTTATTCCTTTTTATCATTTTATGGCCTCAACATATGTGGCCGATAAGGCATCCTACAAAATTAAAATTAATTTGTAAACATCTTTTTAAAATTGTTTACAATTCCATTTTCCCATGACCTTATACACTCTCCACCTTTAACTCTTAACTAAGGAAATGAATATGGTCGATACAACTGCCCCCATGTCGCTGGATGAAATCCAGTACGGTTTACGAGGGCGAACGTCTACTGCTCGTTGCCGATGCAACAGGCCTTTCGTACCCGACAATAAATAAGCTAGCAACAGGAGAGGTTACGAATTACAGCCTTGACACGATCATCCGTGTCAGTCAATACCTATATGACAAGGAGGACTGATATGGCCTGTTCAAAAGAAACAATAAAAGAATATCTCGCAGCGGGGAAAGTGCTCACGCCTTTAAATGACAGGGTACCTATTACCAAGGACTGGGTGAATGTAAGATTTCAAGATCAAGCTTTGTTCGATCACAAGGGAAATCTTGGGATGGTCATTCAGCCAGGTTTCCTGGTTATGGACGTTGACCCACGAAACGGCGGTACCACCAGCTTCGAAAAGCTGGTGGCTGATTTAAATCTACAAGGGGGAGGAGCTTCTTTAAATCCTACCGTGAGAACCGCTCGCGACGGCACTCATTTCTACATGAGCATGCCTGATGAGTATGCCACGCATTCATTTAAAAAGACACTAAAAAAGAAATACCCAGGAATTGATTTCCTGACGGCCGGTTCCTTCTGTGTAATTGAGAGCAGCTCAAATAAATATGGCAACTACCGCTGGGCCGATGAAGACTTCGGTTGTTTTGAAGAGCACGTCGCACCGACTGAGTTGCTTGATCTCATTTCTAAGGGTGAGCGTAAGAACGGTGAAAGCTCAGACTTGGGTGATTTCGAAGGTTTGATTGGTGGAAGTGACAACGGCTGGCCACATGAGAAGGTGGTCGGCATGCTTAACAAGCTCGACCCTTCAATGCCTAACGACGAATGGGTCAAGGTTGGAATGGCTCTTAATGAGTGGGACCCGCTTGAAGGTTATGATCTTTGGGAAGCCTGGTCGAAGGATGGGGATAATTATGTTGAAGGAGAGACCGAGAAGCGCTGGCGTTCATTTGATTTTGGTGGAGGTGTCACACTTGGAACAATCTCCTACATGGTTAAAGAGGTTGATTATGACGAGACCGAGGACATCGTACAGAATTATCTTGACCGGATTTCCAAGGCAGATAAAAAGACCCTTGAATTAGACATCGCTCCGCAGATCAGGAAATCTGGTTTGATGGCTTCGGCTATTGAACGGTTGGCGCATGCTTTTCAAGGCCGGCTGAAGTCAATCATCGATATCCGTATGCCGATCAGCCAGTGTCGTAACATGGTTGCACCGACTGAAGTGGTGTCAGGCGAATTCATTGAAGAAACTGAAACGCCTAAAATGGTGCAAGCCTTGGGTGTATGTGAACAGTCACACAGGTTACGTGGATATGAATAACCTGGTCCTTCGTAAGGCTGAGGGTTTTAATAACCTCAATGGCTGGCGAGTTCCTCGCATGGATACCGGTTCAAAAATCTCAGCCACCAAATACGTCGCAGATAACGGCTTCATCACGAACGTAGATAAAATGGCTTATCTGCCGATGTTCGAAGATAAGATCTGCACGATCGATGGTTCCACTGTTCTCAACTCTTTTAATCCTAGCTCACTGCCTGAAGAGGCTGAGGAATTTACAGAAGCCGGGTTAGAAGCGATCGAGATGGTTAAGAAACATATCAAATTCATATGCACGACCGATGAAAACTCACGCATCCTGACTGAGTGGCTTTGTCACCAGGTTCAGTTCCCAGGTCGACAGTGTCTCTGGGCACCTGTTATCCAGTCGATCCCCGGCACGGGCAAATCCTTTTTTGCTGAGTTATTACGTGCTGCACTCGGTGATATAAATGTGGGTACAGTCTCACCGACCCAGGTGACATCTGATTTTAATGGATGGGCGACAAACGTGGTAGTCAATATCCTCGAAGAGTTGCGTGTGGTAGGTCATAATCGCTACGATGCGATCAATGCTTTGAAGCCGTTGATTACAGACAGGGTTGTCCAGATCAATGATAAACAGGTCAAGGCCCATCGGATCATCAACACATCAAATTATATGTGTTTCACGAATTATAAAGATGCAATCCCGGTCGACAAGACAGATCGTCGCTGGTGGGTGTTGTTTGTGCCTATTCAGAACCTCGATGATTTGCCTGATTATGTCGGTTCAGATGCGGTCACATATTTCCCGAAGTTATTCGACACGATCCGGGATCACTCCAATGAGATTAGAAAGTGGATGCTTGAATTTGAAATCAGCAAAAAATTTATGACAACAAAACAGGCTCCGATGACCGATGAAAAACTGATGATGGTAGCAGCTGAGGCGATCGGTTTTAAAGGGATGCAAGAAGTCTCAGATTTGATCGAGAAAGGCGGAGATTATTATAAGCGGGGGTGTGTATCGTCGGTTGATATCTTCGACGATTTGATCTTTGAATATCCCGAACTTGATCTTTCTAACAACGATAAAAATTTGGTTTTAAAACGGTTGGGATATTTACCGGTACCAAACCGTATAAAAATCGACGGAAAATCTCGACGTATTTGGGTATTGAAAAATATGACGAACGAAGAAATACGTAAAAAATTTACGTAAAAGTTTTTATGTAAATTTTTTACGTAGATTTTTTACGCAAATTTACAAAAGGTTCCTACTTTAGGTAAAAGGTTCCAACGTTGGAACCTTGGTTGGAACCTCCCTAGTGCCTTGATTTATTTACTATATTTACTATTAAGGTTCCTAGTTCCTAGTAAAAGTAAGAAGATGGTTTGTATATAAAAAGAAATAAAAAGGATATAGATATAAAACATTCTCTAATATGAATAGAGCCAGTATGCGAAAAAGTAGGAACCTTAGGAACCTGAGGGCATATTGGTGATTAGTTTCATAGGTTTAAGGAGGTTCCTAGGGTAGGAACCTGGTAGGAACCTTTTAAAGGAGGAAAAAGATGACAAATTTACTAAAATTGACAGAGTGAGTTGAGGGCGAAAACAGCGAAAGCGGATTAAGATTTACTTTTATGAAGAAAAAGATTATGATGATTATCCTCCCTGTGGAAACTCGGTCGGTGCTTCGGCGCCGGCCACTTTTTTGGTGTTAGGTGATGGCTAATCGCAAGTTAGATAAAAAATACCATAAAGAATTTTATGCAATAAATTATATTAACATGGTTGAAAATTTAAAGCAAAAAACGTTAGATTTTAAATCTAAAAAATTCAACGAGGTATGTTATGGCTAAAAAAGGTGGAGCAAGGCCAGGTGCAGGTCGTCCTAAGGGCTCTTTAAACAAACTTAACGCTACTATCAAGGAAATGTTATTGGAAGCATTTGATGATATTGGTGGTAAAAAGTTTTTGATTAAAGTTGCGCATGAAGATCCGAAAACTTTTTGTAATTTGATCGGGAAACTAATACCAAATGAAATTGCAGGATCAGTTGATCTTAAACACACCATGTCAGAAATGACGGACGATGATCTTGAATTTCGTTTGGCAGAATTGAAACGCAAACCAAAATGAATGAGATGTCAGCCCGTGATAAAATAATCGAGGAAATTCAAATCCGCGAGGAATTAGATCGACGTAAGAAAACTAATGCGCTTTCACGTTTCACCCCATACGATTGGCAAAGTCAATTTTACGAAGCCGGCTTGACGAACAAGCAACGTATGTTGATGGCGGCAAACCGAGTTGGGAAAACATATTCAGAAGCTGCAGAATTCGCATTCCATGCAACTGGTCGGTATCCAGATGATTGGTCTGGAATTAAATTTGCACACGCTCCCCGCATGTGGGCGTTGGGTGTAACAGGTGAACAAATCCGAGACGTTATCCAAAAAGAATTGTGTGGCGAATTTGAGAACGGTGAGTTGTCTGGTACAGGTGCTATTCCAAAGCAATACATTATCCAAGACTCGATCATCAGAGCACCTCAAACCAAAGGGATGGTGAAGGATTTAAAGGTTCTACATATCTCGGGCAACGACAGTTCAATTAGTTTCAAATCATATTCACAGGGTCAGCACGTTTTGATGGGTGCTGCGATCGATTATATTTGGATTGATGAAGAGCCGGAAGACGGTGAGATTTATCCGCAGTGTGTTATCCGTACCGCGACAGGCGATCAAGGTAAAGGTGGTCACGTCGTGTTGACGTTCACACCTGAAAACGGAATGACACCGTTGGCATGCCAATTCCTTGAAGATATCCAACCGGGTCAATATACTTCAAAACGTAACATGGGATGATGCTCCTCACTTGACCGATGAGGTTAAGGAACAACTATGGTCTGCTATCCCTGAATATCAAAGGGAAATGCGATCAAAAGGTATTCCGATGTTGGGATCTGGTGTGATCTTCCCAATCTCAGATGAGGATATCACGTGTGAACCGTTTGAATGTCCAGATCATTGGCACGTTATCAATGGTTCTGATTTCGGCTGGGATCACCCACAAGCTCACATTCAAATGTGGATCGATCGTGATTTAGATATGATCTACATCGCGAGAGCCTGGCGTAAATCAGAACGTGATGCAGTTCAGGCTTGGACGGCAGTGAAACAATGGTCTAAAGGTGTACCGGTTGCATGGCCACATGATGGACACCAACATGAAAAAGGCGGTGGACTACAACTTCAACAACAATATCGTGAAGCAGGTTTCCAGATGATTGGTCAACACGCAACTTGGATTGAAGGCGGTTTATCAGTCGAGTCCGGTTTATGGCAGATCCTTCAGGATATGCGCGACGGTAAGTTTAAGGTCTTCTCAAACCTGGTTGAGGTGTTTGAAGAAAAACGCTTGTATCACCGTGATGACAAAGGTCGGATCGTGAAAGAGCGTGACGATTTGTTATCAGCCATTCGTTATGCGTACATGATGCAGCGCTTTGCAAATCCAATGAGCGAGATCAAAGCACTCAACGAAAGTATTGAGCACGGGAATGCACCTAAGCATGACTTTGACCCGTATGAATAATGTAAACTTGTTTTAATTTTATTCTGTAATCATTCATGTTATGATCCCTCAATTCATGTGAACTAGGGATTTGTACATTGAAAGCCTTAATAGTTTTTACGCACATAGCTGACGGGTTCAGATCAAAGATCTTGAAGACCGGTTTCAGCCATGTATTCTGTATCCTGCAAGGTCCTAACTCATGGATGATTGTCGATGGTGCCAAAGGCATTCCGGTCGTTCAGTCGTATGCCCCGTTAGATTTTGATATCGTGAACCACTTCAAAAACAATGGGATGAAAGTTGTAGAAATCGAAGTCGGTACTTCCCCTAGTCCTTCTCCGTTTATCCTCAGAAATTGTGTTGGTATGGTAAAGGCGATGTGCTGCATTCGTTCGTTTGCAGTTACGCCATACCAACTTTATAAGCATTTGGAGCAAAGATCCATTCGTTTCACATTGACAAATCTTTTTAATATCGCACGGTTACCTGGTGGTGGTATTTTTTCAACACCCACACCGCCGCCACTTCCTGATCCTCCTCCACCGCCGCCTGAGCCTGCTAAGAAATCAGCACCAGAAGTCACACGTGCTCGTGATGAAGAGCGGAAACGTGTCACATCTTTGGCCGGTGATAAATCGACAGTGTTGACCAGTCCACGTGGATTGCTTGCAACTGATCAGGCGAATACCGGCAAAACTTTGTTAGGCGGATAATGGTCGACACAATTAAAATGCCAGCACCGACGCGTAAACTTGTTTCAGATGGTGTCGAGGTAAACAAGGCAAATCCCTTACCGATTGGTGGCGAGGTTTCAAATTATGATGTTTCTAGAACGAATAGCCTTTTGGCTGAATTACTTAAGAAGCAGGATTTAACCAACAGGTACTTGTCATTACTGACCAGTGCGAACTTAGGAGAACAGAACGATGGCACTTGAGATTGAAGGCC